GAATGCTGGTAGAAAGTACCGCCACGCCAGAATTACCTGTCGTAGTGCTACCTGCGTTCTGCACCAAAGCCATGTTGGAACCGACCACGGCGCGGCTTACGCCAGCAATCACGGTAGTGCCAGACACAACGGCCACTTTAAACAGCGCTTGCTGGTCGTCAACCACATAACCGATTGGGTTTGTGGCGCCGGCCGGCAGGTACTGGGCGTAAACGGTCTGGCCCGACGAATTCACGTAGGAACCACCAACAAACACGCCGCAAGGAGTGGCTGCAGTAGTGCCGGTGTCTTTGTTCAGATAACCGTCAACGATGAGCACTGCATCACCAAAAAAGGTGGCAGTGTAGCCAGATGCCATAGGAATCTGGCGGATAGCGCCTGCGTATGGTTTGCCATCAAGTGAGTTGATGGCCTTCAAACCGTACGGAGCGCTGACTGTAGGATAAGCCATGTTAATACTCCAAAAAGTTAAATACCCTTACCGAAAGTGACCTTAGTGCTTCGTTCTTTAAACAAAGGCATCCGAGGATCATTTTCGCGCATGTAGGTGTTGTCCACTGATTGCATTTGCGCCTCAGCCTGTTGGCTGTAATACGCGTTCCGCTGATCAACGAACTCCACCGGGGTTTTGCAAAGTAACAGGCCACCCACTTGAACCGAATCAGGGAACCGCTTGTCGTCGGTGCCGAAGAGACGAATCTCGGGATGGTCAGAAGCCTTTACAGGTTCCCAGCCTTCACGGAGTTTTGACGAAATGTTGGTGGCGTCATCTTTGTTCAGCGTGCTGATACGTACCCAACGAAACGCATAGCCATCCTCCGGGTTGGGATCAGGCAGAAGTTGGGGCGGCAACCACTTCGCTGGGCGAGTGGTGGATGCACGGGTCGTCTGTTCACGCTTATCACGAATTTGTTCAGCCATTTTCATTTCCTCATTTCTTCCGCAACCTTACGAGCATAGAGTTCCAAAGGAACCCCGAGCCGCTTGGCGATTTCGACCTGCGTTTTGGTAAGTACGACCTTTCGGGGAGCAGTACTACGTGTTGCCGGTGCGACAACGTTTGTTTTTCTAGACGAGGGAGTTTGCGCATCCCCCGACTTTTCAGACCCAAACACGTCCGAAAAGCGCTCCTGCATTTCAGCATCAATACGACGGTAGTATTCTTTGCTGCCTGCTGGAATTCCATCAGCAATCAAATCCTCATGTACCCCCAGCGCGTACGCTGTTAACCGTTTATTTGGACCAAACCACGTATTGCGGTCTTGCCAACTAGCCAGTTCAGGGTCCACTTTCTGGACTTGATTATCCGGTTGATTAGTTTGTACATTAAACTTTTCCTCTTGTAAAGGGGCAGGTTTAAAATTATTTACCCGATCGGATTTGAGTTTTACCGACGTCATTTCTTCTTGCGCAGCCACAAGCGCGTCGGAATCCCCCGATTCGTAAGCGGCTTTGTACTTGGCGCGGGCCTTTTCAACCTCGTGCGCAATGTTCTTTTTGGCCTGTTCCAGCAGCGCATTCTGGCCTTGAGACAGCGAGCCCTTCAGCTTTTTGTTCTCTTCCACAATAGTTTGCGCCATTTTCAGCGCTTCCTCGCGCTCCCGTAGCGCCGTTTCTTTGGCCCGGCGCTCTTCGTGGTAGCCCTTAGTAAAGTGCTTAATCCGTTTTTGAACGGACTCGTCGTATTTAGACAACTCTTCGTCGGTGACATCCTTGGGCGGCTCTTCCATGGGCTTGCGGCCGCGGTCTTCTGCCGGTGTGTCGTCGACGATTTCAATATCGTCTTCTTGCTCCACTACTTTACCGCCCTTGCGGGGGTTTTCCTCGACCTCGTCGGGAAATTCAAATTCAGTTTTTTCAATGGCCATGATTTACTCCTTAGGGACGTTGAATGCCGCGGGGGTCTTCAACAACGGCTTCGATGGAGTCGTCGTTAATCAGCCGCCATTCGGTACCGTGTATTTTCATGCGGGTACCGCTATTTGGGCGGACCAACACAAAGTCGCCAACCTTGCAGCTTGGGCCGCTTGGAAAACGTTTCTCGTCTTTAAACGCATCGGGGCCCATCTTGGCCACAAACAACACGGGAGACAGCAGCTCTTCGTGCATCATGGTTTGGTTGGCTTTAAGCAAGCCACCCTCATACTCTTCTTTGGCTTCTGGGAGCATGCACAGAAGGTGATAAGTCACCGGCTCAGGAATTTGCTTGGCTTTGTCCGCAACTGGGGTGTTGAGCAAGCCTGACAAATCCACTGCTTGGACGTCAAAGTTAGTCATCGTCGTTCTCTTTCAATTTACGCACGAGGTCGGCAATTTCGCGCTGTGCGGTCTGCAGACCTCGGATCACTCCGCACAGTTCCCGGTAGGCGGCGTAGTCAATGACCGCGCCTCCCGCCAAAGCTTGAACATGACTTTCTTCTTGCTCCTTCAGTTTTTTCTGAAGGAGGTCCATTACCGTATTAGCCATCACTCTCCTTTGCTACCCGACGGATTCGCAGTCGGCTGTTGTTGTATTGAGCGCTCAGCGTGGTCCAGTTTTTGTGCATGAACCTGTCCGCCGTGCGCCATTTTTTGGGCATGTACTTGTCCACCATGCGCCATTTTCTGCTGGGCCTGTTGCTGCTGCATCTGCATGGCTTGCTGCTGCTGGGCCTGCGCTTGCTGCAACTCCATCTGCTTGGCTGCCATCTCCAACCCGTGCAGCTCTTGGGCCTGTGCAATCTCCTGCTGCAGGCGCATAGCCGCCATCATCGGGTCTTCTCCACCCTTGGCAGCTTGATCCTGTGCTTTGAGGCTGAGCTCCTCCGCCTTGATCTGCAGGTCGCCCTTGATCTTGAGGGCTTTCATGTCGGCTTCCTGCTTCTTGATCTGCAACTCGGCCTGTTGCATCTGGACGATCGGGTCTTGCGCTTGCGCTTGAGCCTGCGCTTGAGCAGCTTCGCCTTGGTGAATCTGCAGCAGCTGGGCCGCGGCTTGGGCCACCACTTTGGACAGCTGGACTTCCAATTCTTTCGGAATCTCGGCGTTGGGCTCGGGCAACGTAGCGCCGAGGCGCTCTTGGAGCTGCGCGCGGTACTGGAACGCAACGTGCTCCGCAACGTGGGCCATGATGGCTGCCTGCATCGCTTGAGCTTGTGGGTTCTGGCCAATCTGACCCATGATCTTGGGGTCCTGCATCATGGCGGTATGCACCGCAATGTGTGCGTCGTGATCTTGGTAAATGAACGCTTTGACCGGTTTACCTGTGATGATGGCCATGTTCTCGCTGACGGGGTCGCGCGGCTTCATGTCGTCTTCGATCGGCACCAGCTTGTCTGCGCCCTTGATGCCCAGAACCTCGAGCATCTGGCGGTGCAACTGTGGCAGGTCATAAATCTGTGGGGCCCCTTGCGCCAACTGGATCGCAGCTTGGTACTGCATGATCCGCTGAGCCATGGTCGCGCTGTTGGGGTCAGACACCGGAATGATGTTGACCAAGTCGTAATCGCCGCGCTTGGCCTTAGGGTTTCCACCTACAGGCACGTATGAGTATTCGCCGGGCGTGTTGTCGCGGATGATGCGCTTGAGGAGCTTGAACTCCTCCTTCATCGAATAGTGAATCCGGGCCTGCACGGCCGACATGGTTTTAAGCTGGCGCTCGAGGATGGCCAGTGTGGTTCCGACCGGCGCGTTAGCGCTCATGTCGCTGACCTTCATATCTGCCACGGAGCCGAGGCGGCGCGCCTCTTCGGTGATCTTGTCCAGCAGCCCGGCCAACACCATGCTTGGCTCTTTGTATGGCAGCGCCATGATGTTGTCGCGCACCGTGCCAGAGGGCACATCCACGTCGCGGAACTCACCGGGAGCAATCGGCGTGTCGTCGCCTTTGATCCGCAAGCCGCGGGATTTCAAACCCCCGGGCAAGTTGGAGAGCGTGCCGGCGTCGACCAACTGGCGGATGATGGAAGTACCTGCGCGCGCGTAGCCCCCGATGATGTGGATCAGGCCCAGACCATAAACACCAAACCCGGGCACGTAGGTGTACTGCACGAAGTGCTGGTTCTTCTGCTTGAGCTTGTCGTCCTCGTCCCAGTTACGGTAGATGGCCAAGATTTTCTGGGTGGAGCGATCGACGGTTACGACGTACGGCCGCGCGATGCCATCCTCGTCCTCATAGCCGGGAATGTCGTGGTCAACGCAAATCTCCAGAATCTGGTACCGATCGTCGTCCGTCAGGGTATACCCTTGGTCTTCGGCCTTTTTCTTCTCAATGTCCGTGTGGAACGTAACGGGCTCGCCCAGCTCCACATCACAGTAAAACCCTGCTACCTGCAGCTTACGGATGTCGTTCTTGGTCTTACGCATCGTGTGCGTGACCCGCTCCGCAGTACGCGCGCTGCTCGCGCCGTAAGGGATGATGATGTCTTCTGCGCCCACGAAGATGGAAGTCTGCCGGCCAAGCGATGGGTCTTTGTAGACTTTCTTGAACGCCGCACCAGCCAAACCCAAGTTGTACAGCATGCGTTCGTGCTCAGGGCGATACTCCGGCATCTCCTCTGTCAGCTTGTAGTTCATGTCCTCACGGACCCGCTCCGCGGCTTCTTCTTTGAGCTTGTCGATCGCACCAATAATTTCTGTCTTGACGGGGCCTGCGGCCGGGAACGTCTCGATGATCGTCTCGCTCTGGAACCGGATGGCAGCCTCAGTCAGCACTGTGGAGTACACGCCGCAAGCACCTTCCCATGGCTCGGTGCGGTCTTCGTAGTTCATGCCCAAGACCTCAAGGCCGCGGACATACATATCTACCCAATCTCTGCGGGACGTAATGTCAGCGTCCACCAGCTCCAGCAATTCACTGGCCAGTGTGCTGAGCTCAGCCTCGGTCATGTACTCGGCTAAGTTGTCGCCGTGCTGCTCGGACCGTTTGGATTCCTCGCCGGGCATCAGATCAATCTCCATGCCGTCAATGCCGACCCGTACGCCTTCTGGGTCGTCAATCTCAATCTCGACCGCAGGGGTGTCGTCCTGCGGGATGTCCGTAAAGTCAATGTCCTCTGCGTTCAAGCCCAATGGCACCGTAGCGAGGGAAGAGGTCATACTGTTTGAGGCCATGGAAAATCCTTAGTAGTACACTGCCCGGCGGGGCCGGTGAAAGACCTCATTATCGTCGCGGTCGGTGCGAAGCTGCAACAGCCCGCCCTTACGAACGCGCTGCAGAGCCAGCGTCATCGTGTCCACCTCGTCGTCGTGCTCACCCGACGGGAACGCCAAAATCTCTTCGACGGTCTGCGAAGCCCAAGCGGTCTCTGGAAACCAGACGTGCCCAGAGGCAAACATATCCGCTACCGCGTTGAGCCGCGCAATCTTGTCCTGCCCTTTGCCCGGGCTGAAGTCCTGCACAAAAATACCGGAGCGGCGCATCTCGTCAATCAACGGCTGGCCACTGGCCTTGGCTTCCACAATCACGCTGTCCGGCTGCCACTCCTCAAACTGCTCGTGGGCCATTACCTTGAGCTCAGGGAACTCGTACTTGCCCTTGACCTTGTTCAGCAGGATGACGTTCTGGGTGTTGTCTTCTTCGTTGGTAAACGTGCCCCATGTATGGCACACGGAAAAGTCCGAGCGCTGCTTGGTTGTGAGCGCGGTATCGAAGGACTGCACAATGAAATCCACTTTGGGCGGGTCGTCCTTGGTCCACCACTTGATCCAGTCCCGCTTGATGATCGCAGCTTCGGCAGCGGTGGGGTTCTGCTGGTACTGTGCGTACCACTGCCACATGATGTGGTGCATCGACGCCCGGGTCTGTTGCAGCGATTCGACCGACCACTGCTCTGGCCAGATCGACTTCTCGTTCTCGGTGCCCTCGTTCAGGATGGCAGGGAACTCAAACGCCTCGTAGCTGTCGCCACCCTCATTCATGGCAGAGTCTTTGAGCAGCCGGCCGATCAAGTCCCGCTGGTGCCATCTGGTGTGCAAGACGCAAATTTTCCCGTCTGGCATCAGGCGAGTACGCAGGCCAGCACTGAACCATTCGTAGGCGTTGTCGAGGGAGTTGGTGTTACCCGCCTTGATGTCCTGCTCGGACAGCGGATCGTCTGCAATGATAAGGTGGGCACCTCGGCCGGCCAGCGCGCCTCCCACACCGATCGCAAAGTATTCACCGCCCGCAGTGGTGTTCCACTGGGCAGCTGCTTTGGCATCGGGGGCAATCTTAGTGCCGGGGAAAATGCGCGCGTACTCCGCGGACTGGATCAGGTTTCGCACTTTGCGCGCCATGACTACCGCCAGATCGGCAGTGTGTGACGCCACGATCACCTTGTGGTCCGGGTGCCGGCCGAGGTACCAAGCGGGGTAGTAGATGGAGATCATCTGGGACTTACCCATACGGGGCGCCATACTCACGGCGATCCGGTTTTTAATGTTCTCCTCCACATCCATCAGGAGAGAGCCCAGCCTTTTCAGGTGGGTGCCAAATTTATATGCCTTGTCGACCGCCGCAATGAACGCAAGGAAGTCATCCCGCGCGGCTTGAATGGATTTACGCTCCTCGAGCTCGTCAAACATGGCCAAAAGCTCCGCAGCCTCGTTGTGAGGCATGCTTTTCAGCAGTTTTTCGATGATTTGCGGCGTAAGTTGCATCTTTTTGGTGGCTTATCGCGTCTCTACGTCGTCGACTGAGATTTCTACGGGGGCTGGGCGGGTGGTTGGCGTGACTTCTGCCTCAATTACCCGTGTCAGGCGCTCTCGCAGCAGCTGTTCAAGCTCTTCTGTCGGCCGATGGCGCATCGTAATCTCGGTTTTGTCCGTAAACAGCCCCACGTCGGACACTTTGCCCAGCAATTCCAATCT